GTATCATTGATTTTATGAGAATTCTTCGTGCAATGCCATCCTTTGATATCATTGAGTTTGACGTTAAAGATATTGTTCGCTCTGGATTGTGTAAAGAGTACATTATTGCAAAAATGGAACTTGGACTTTGATGGCAAATAAAAAGATATATTATTTAGATTATAATGATGGACATTTTGGAGATCAACTTTTATATAGAGAGGGAGATCTTTATCATAAATCTTTTGTCTATTCTAAATGTCCTGTGTTTAACCACAAGGCAAATAGAACTTTTGTAGCATTCTCTCCAATAGATTTTACAATTAAAGTAGATAAAAAAAATCAATTAATTTTATCGGATAACAACAATTATATTATTTGTGATCAAGAGCATTTAATGTCTCCACTTCCAGTAATTCAATTAAATTTTCCTAGATTTTTATTCTGGACTAAAGAATCAAATATTTGGTTTGAATATAAAACTCATCCAATGACATCTTTAAATAATAATTTTATTGGTGTTGAAGGATGGTTTAATCTGTCTAATTGGTATAGAAATTCTAGTAATGCTTTTACTATTGTTGATGAAAAAAAACCCGTGGTAATAAAAAAAGGTGATCCAATGTTCAGAGTATCTTTTATACCCCCAAATTTTGACGATGGAATTATTTTAAAAAAAATTGATGATAAAAATAAAGTAAGTGAAATTTTAGAAAAATATAATTCCAGAGACAATAAAAAATCAAACTGGAAATCAAAATTATTTTCTAAAACTAAAATTCAAACATGTCCATTTAAATTTTTACATAAAAGTGATGTTTAATCATGTAGAACTTGATCTTCCTCAACTTGAGCGAGAGACTATTGATGGTGTGCGATATTATAAAGTTTCTGATGAAGAGGAACTTCGTAAGTTAGTATCGATTACTTCTGTAACAAGTCATTTTAACAAAGAAATCTTTGCAAAGTGGCGAGCCAGAGTTGGTGATGCTGAAGCAGATCGTATTACACGAAGATCAACGAGTCGTGGGACAGATACTCATACCTTGATTGAGCAGTATCTGAAGAACATGGATTGCAACTCCGATGTTCTTCCACTTTCTGAAATGTTGTTTCAGAATGCGATTTCGACTCTGAAGCGTATAAATAATATATACGCTTTGGAAGGTTCTCTATATAGTTTGTACCTGGGAATTGCAGGTACGGTTGACTGCATTGCAGAATTTGATGGAGAACTTGCAATTATTGATTTCAAAACGTCAGAGAAACCAAAAAAACGAGAGTGGATTGATCACTACTTCGTGCAATGTTGTGCTTATGCTTGCATGTTACATGAACTCACTGGAATCTCAGTTAAAAAGTTCGTAATTATTATGACTTGTGAAAATGGAGATGTTGAAGTTTATGAAGAAAGAGATAAAGCAAAATACATACGTCTTCTTACACAATATATTAAAAAGTTTGTAGACGACAAACTAATGCAGATGTCTTGACAGGCATGTTATAATATTAGTAGAGTTAATAGGATAGTCTATTGCGTATTACAGTTTTGGGCCCGATGGAGAATGAATTAGAAAAGGTATTAGAGAGTAAGTTTTTCTGTTCTTCTCGTTTTGCACAAGAGATTGAAACACTCGTGCAAACGAATTTGGATATGAATTACATTGATGCTATCGTTCACTTCTGTGAGACGAATAATATTGATTTGGAATCCGTGCCTAAACTGATTTCAAAACCCCTGAAAGAGAAACTTAAGTACGAGGCAATGGAACTTAACTTTCTCAAAAAGACTTCCCGTGCAAAATTAGTCTTTTAATTCCATTTTGGGGGGGAAAAATTCTCCGGCAAAAAATCCTTATATTACTTTTTTGAATGAATCCCTTTGAAGTTTATAAAACATATCTTGCTCTTAAAAACCACTTTACCAAACCAGAATACGACTATCAAAAATATTGTGGTAAGGTAAAAGCCAATCTTCAGTCATTTTATAAAAGGCGAGATAGATTCTTTTATGAGAAGATTTCGAGAAATAAAGACGATCATGAGATTATTGAGTTTTTTGTCTCAAATTTCGTATCTGCCTCAGATCCTGCCAATTTGTGGATTGGTAGTATTATAAGAGAAGGAGATAAAACTCACAAAGAATGGCAAAAACGCCAACAAAGTCTATCCTATCAATTTAAAGAACAATCAGAAGAATTGTTCAAGACACATAAATTTGAGGATGTTTTCAATTGCACGAAAGGACATCCTCCTGTTCTAAAGATGTTCCTGAGCGGGAAGATTAGCCTGGAAACCCTGGTGATCTATGATAGAATATTCATGTTCAGGAACAAATTTGACAAGAAATTGATGGATCCCGTGTGGGAAACCGTCAGTCTAAAAATTAAAAAATACAACCCATTTCTAAATATTGATGTATTCCGTTATCGTAAAATCTTGAAGGAAATTATTGTAGGAGACGCATGAGCTTTTTTGATTCCGAAGTTGTCCGCGCTGAGATGACTGAAATTTCCGAATTACAAGAGGAAATTTATAAAAATGTGTTTAGTTTCTTTAGAATGTCCAAAGAAGCAAAGAAAAATCATGTTGAATTAATGCAAAGACTGTTGGAAAAACAACAGATTCTTTACACTCGTTTGAGTTTATCAGATGATCCTGAAGCTCAGCAAATGAAGGAAAGAATCTCCGAGTCTGCTACAATGATGGGACTTCCTCCCAATGTTGATATGAATGTCATCTTCAACAACATGTCTCAGTTGATTGAATCCATGAAGGAAAAGATTGACAAAGACGAAACTTCCGTCTAGAATGATGGAGTACACAAAGGCCAAATCCAACAAATACGAGGTACACAAATGTCGTTTGCTAATCTGAAAAAGCAATCTAAACTCGGTTCGCTCACCGATAAACTTGTCAAAGAAGTTGAAAAAATGAGCACTTCTGGTGGTGGAGCAGATGAACGCTTCTGGAAACCAGAAATGGATAAAACTGGTGTTGGTTCAGCAGTTATCCGTTTTCTTCCCGCTCCTGATGGCGAAGAAATGCCCTGGGTGAAGATATATTCTCATGCATTCCAAGGAAATGGAGGCTGGTATATTGAAAACAGTCTGACAACTCTGGGACAGAAAGATCCTGTTTCTGAGCACAATCGTGAACTGTGGAACAGTGGCAGCGAAAAGGATAAAGAGACTGTTCGTAAGCAGAAGCGTAAACTGTCCTACTATTCCAACATTTACGTTGTGAAGGATCCTGCAAATCCTCAGAACGAAGGTAAAGTTTTCCTGTTCAAGTTCGGCAAGAAGATCTTTGACAAGATTCTGAATGCAATGCAGCCAGAGTTTGAAGATGAAGAACCAATCAATCCCTTTGATTTCTGGACTGGTGCTAACTTCCGCCTGAAAATCCGTAAGGTTGAAGGTTACTGGAACTACGATAAGTCGGAGTTTGATTCTTCTTCTCCTCTTTTGGAAGATGATGATGCACTGGAAGCACTCTGGAAGAAAGAGTATTCTCTGTCTGCACTTGTTGCACCAGATCAATTCAAGTCTTATGAAGATCTTGAGAAGCGTCTGGGATATGTTCTCGGACAGAAAGGTGCTGCTGCAAAAGCAAAGGTGATGGAAGAAGAGGAAGAGTATGAGTCCTATAACTCAACTCCCTCCAAGGAAGAGAGTGTGATGGAAGAACTGGAAGAGTCTTATCGCAAGAGCAAGTCTACTCCTTCGCTTCCTAAACTGTCATCTGAGAAAGATGAAGACGAAGATGATGCAATGCGTTACTTCCAGAAACTCGTGGATGATTGATCACTCGTAGAGTCTGATATTATCTCCTTTCTTCAGGGTGCGGCTCACATATTGAGTCGCACCTTCTTTGTATATCATTGTATCTTGAAGATCATTGAAGATAACATTCAAATAATCTGGTTTCAGTAAAAAGATATTTCTTTTCTCATCTTGAATTAAATCTTCGTACTGATAGTTTGTGACTTCGGTTGTAATATTAGTTCGAGTAACTTCTTGTCCTATGATATCATCATAATATGTTACTGAATAGTTTTGTTCAACCTGGAGTCCTTTTGGAAGAATAACAATTCCTGCACTATTTTTAACTTCGATGGTTTCATAGTGATGAACCGCATTTAAATTTGCATATGAACCATACTTTTCAATTAAATACTTATCAAAAACTTCTTGAGTCATTGGCCATTCAGTTTGAATGTTCAAGATGTTATTTGCAAGCAGAACTACCCAATCAAGAGTATCTTCTCCATAAATCTTGAAAGCAACTTGATCTGGACGTTCGTCGCCAATGATTGAATACTTTGTAAA